ATGGCAGAAAAGCGAGCAAAATCAATGGCCGTCCGATGCGAACGCATTGCAATCGCAATCCGTTGGCAATGCTAACCATAACCATATTAAGAATACTACTCCTAACGGAGTAGACGGCGATGCCGTCACAGCCGCCCTCTGGGATCGTGGAGTGAAGTATCTCATGGCCCACGGAACGCCCGAGAGGCAGGCCAGAACCGTCATCGGCAGATGGCGCAAGGACGCCGAGGATCAGGAGATCTACGACGCTTTCGCCGCCTGCAAGAAGGAGGGCGTGGTCGATCCCATCCCGTGGATCACCGCCGTCCTCTCGAAGCCCAAGATCGACCTGCAAAAGATAGCCGAGGAGCTCATCAATGAACTTGCATCAGGCAGACCTGACCAGACGGATGACCGAATTCCTGAGCCGCCGCACCGCGCCCAAGACGATCGCTGGCAACGTCGAGGCGCAGAAGGCCGAGATCGCCTCCCTCGTCCGAGCAGTGATGAGGCAGGCGCCCCGAGACGGATTGCAGACGTGGTGGCAGGAATTCGAGGACGCCCTGCTCGCCCGCATGAAGACCCACGGATGGCCGATCCAGAGTGAGGTCGACGCCGCAGCCAAGTCCATCCGCAGGTCAGGCGCGAAGCCCGACTTCTTCGACCAAGCCGCCGACTGGTTCGCCCAGACCGGCAAGCCGCTGCCGTGGGCAAACACCCCCGACATCACCTACCACCTGATCGAGATCGGCGCCCTCGCATCCTACCGCGATGCCCGCTTCAAAGGCTTCGCCCTGTCGCAGGACCAGAACCGCATCGCCCTCTCTCAGCCCATGACGCACGAGGAGTTCGATCACCACTGCGCCGTGATGGCGAAGCTGCGCGGCGTCGATGTCTTCGAGGTTCGCATCCGAGAGGCAGAAGCCCTCGGCCTGTGATCTCGACAAATCACCCCAGACATGAGACAACCATCGCAGGACAACCACCATCAGGGGCAGCTAGATGACACAGCAGCCGAGTGATCAGCCGCGCGTCAGGAAGAAGACCGGACCCAAGGGCCCAACCAAGCCGATCGACGCAAAGGACTTCGAGATGCTCATCGGGCTGATCGAAATCCAATGCACCGCCGAGGAAATATGCGGCGTCCTCGGTATGTGCGAGGACACGCTAAACAAGCGCATCGAAGAGCAGAACATCCCGGGCATCCGAAATTTCTCGGAGCTCTACAAAAGGCATGCCGGTGCAGGCAGGACATCCTTGCGTCGGGCCCAGTGGAAAGCAGCCCACGACGGCAACCCCACCATGCTCATCTGGCTCGGGAAGCAGATGCTCGGACAGCGCGACAAGCAGGAGATCACAGGCGCCGACGGCGGCCCGATCCAGCAGCAGCACAGCGGCAAGGTCGCCATCAACCTCAAGAACCTCACCGACGAAGAGCTCGACGCCCTCGAGGCCACCCTGTCGAAAGCGGTCGAGGGCGATGCTGCGTGAGCTTCATCCTCGACATCAACACCGCTCCAGAGGCGCTGCTTGACGTCAGGGCCGAGCAGCGCATCCGACGCGCCACCGCCTCGCTCTACGAGTTCGTCAAGCAGGCGTGGCCCACGGTCGAGCCCGGCATCCGCTTCATCCCGAGCTGGCACATCGAGATCATCTGCGAGCACCTCGAGGCTGTCAGCCACGGCGAAATCCGCAAGCTCCTGATCAACATCCCGCCGAGGCACGCTTTGCGCCTTGGAACGCTGGTGCCAACCGTGCGCGGCATGGTGAAGGTCGAGGACTTGGCCGTCGGCGACAAGGTCTTTGGGCCAGATGGGTTGCCCATCGCGGTTCTCGGCAAGTCTGACGTCTTCACCGACAGGGAGATTTACCGGGTTTGGACAGACGACGGCGCCTTCGTCGATGTCGATGGGGACCACGTCTGGACCGTCAGGCTTGATCGCAAATACGGCCAGTTCAACGACTACACTACGGAAGAGCTGTGGCACCGTCAGAATGGCGCGTTCCTGAGAAAGAAGCGCGGCGGGTCAACAGAGCTGAACTTCAACAGGCGAGTCGAAAACGTTCGCCTGCCACGCCTGCCTGACTTCTCACCCGTGCAGTACGAAAGGAAAGATCTTCCCGTCGATCCGTACGTCTTGGGCGTTTGGTTGGGTGATGGGACTTCGGCAAACAGCAGCTTCACGATGTCTGACGATGACGCGGTGGAGGTCTGTGCTGAAATTGAGCGCAGGGGCTACACGGTCAGAAAGCCGCATACACGATATCGGTACACGATCCTCGGGTTGAGTAGGGAACTGCGCGCGCTCGGTGTGCTCAACAACAAGCACATCCCAGAGGCTTATCTGGAGGCCAGCGAAGATCAGCGGCGGGATCTTCTCAGGGGTCTGATCGACACCGACGGCAACGTCTCAAAAGATGGGCAGTGCTTTTTCGCTCAGAGCAACTTTGTCATCATCCAGCAGGTTCTTCGCCTGATCAGGAGCTTAGGCATCAAGGCGAGCGTGATGAAAAGCAGGGCCATCTTGGACGGTCAAGATATGGGCCCGACGTGGAGGATATGCTTCTACGCGAAGGACATCGCCGTTCTGTCGAGGAAAGAGGCTCGGACAAAGCGCAAGAAGCCTTGGTTCGGCCGATACATCAAGATCGAAAAACTTGAGGAGAGAGCGAGCACTCAGTGCATTCGCGTTGATCGCAGCGATGGCCTGTTCATGGTCGGCGATGGATACATCGTGACGCACAACTCCAAATCGACCATCGTCAGCGTGATCTGGCCGATGTGGGAGTGGCTCGCCGACCCCAGCCACAAGTACCTCTGCGCCAGCTATTCGTCCGCGCTCTCGATCCGCGACAACCTCAAGGCCCGGCGCCTCGTCCAGAGCCCGTGGTATCAGCTCCACTTCGGCAAGCTCTTCCAGCTCGCGGGCGACCAGAACGCCAAGCAGCGGTTCGAGACCGACAAGAACGGCTACCGGCTGGCGACCTCGGTCGGCGGCACCGCGACGGGCGAGGGCGGATCTCGCCTGATCCTCGACGACCCCCACAGCGCGCAGGACGCGCAGAGCGATGCCATCCGCGAGACAACGCTCGACTGGTTCGACACCGTCTGGTCGACGCGCCTCAACGACCCGAAGAAGGACGCGATGGTCACGATCATGCAGCGCCTGCACGAGCGTGACATCAGCGGCCACATCCTCAACGACATCGGCGGGTGGGAGCACCTGATGATCCCGGCCGAGTGGGACGGCAAGCGCAGGACGACGATCCTCGGGCCCTACGACCCGCGCACGAAGGTCGGCGAGCTGATTTGCCCCGAGCGGTTCGGCGAGAAGGAGATCACCGACCTCAAGCAGCTCCTCGGCACCTACGGCACCGCAGGCCAGCTCCAGCAAGATCCGACGCCGGCAGAGGGCGGCATCCTCAAGACGAGCTTCGTCAACCTCTGGCCGCACGAGAAGGCGCTGCCCCCTTTCGAGTACATCCTCCAGTCGTACGACACCGCCTTCACCGAGAAGACCTCGGGCGACCCGACCTCCTGCACCGTCTGGGCCGTCTTCACCCACGAGGCGCAGCGCCACATCATGCTGATCGACGCATGGGACGAACACCTGACCTACCCCGAGCTGCGGGCCCGGGCGATCAAGGAGTGGTCGACCGAGTACGGCGGGATGAGCGAGAAGTCCCCCTTCGGCCGCGCCCGTCGCCCTGATCGGGTGCTGGTCGAGGCCAAGGCCAGCGGGCAGTCGCTGTTGCAGGATCTGCGCCTCGCGAAGGTGCCGGCGATCCCGTACAACCCGGGCATGGCCGACAAGGTCAGCCGGGCGCATCAGGCGGCGCCCACGCTCGAGCTGGGGCTGGTGTGGATACCGGAGTCGGGCAAGAACCCGGGACAGCCTGTGAGCTGGGCTGCGGAGTTCCTGAAGCAACTTGCCAAATTCCCCGTTTCGGAGCATGATGACTACGTCGACACCTTCACGCAGGCGGTGATCTACCTGCGAGACAGTCGCTGGTTCGAGCTGCCACAGGCGCGCGACGTGGATGCACCACCGCCGCCGACGAAAGGGAAGGTGAACCCCTATGCCGCGTGAGACGAAGTCCAAGGTCAATGCGGCCGGCAACTACACGAAGCCCGGCATGCGCAAGAAGCTCTTCGAGCAGATCAAGGCGTCCGACACGCACGGCACCGCCGCAGGTCAGTGGTCCGGGCGCAAGGCCCAGCTGCTGGCGAAGAAGTACAAGGAAAAAGGCGGTAGCTACACATGAAGGCGCCGCAGAAGTCACTGAAGGACTGGGGCGACCAGAAGTGGCGCACCAAGTCGGGCAAGCCCTCGTCCGAGACGGGCGAGCGGTATCTCCCCGAGAAGGCGATCAAGGCGCTCTCGCCGCAGGAGTACGCTGCGACGACCCGGGCGAAGCGTGAGGGCAAGGCGAAGGGCGAGCAGTTTGTTGCCCAGCCGAAGAAGATCGCGGCCAAGACCGCGCGGTTCAGGAGCAAGTGATGGCGCAGCGCATCGACAAGGACAGCCTCAAGCTCGACCAGCCCCGCCGCACGCCCGGGCATCCGACCAAGTCGCACGTCGTCAAGACGAAGATCGACGGGAAGGAGAAGATCCTGCGCTTCGGCGAGCAGGGCGCCAAGACCGCAGGCAAGCCGAAGGCTGGCGAGTCTCAGGCGATGAAGGACAAGCGCGCGCGCTTCAAGTCTCGGCATGCGAAGAACATCGCGAAGGGCAAGTCGAGCCCGGCCTACTGGGCAGACAAGGTGAAGTGGGCCGAGGGCGGCGAGGTCAAGGGCATGGCTCCCGGCGGCGGCTGGGGCACAATGGCCGAGGCCAACAAGGCTGCCGCGAAGGAAAAGGCCGACAAGGACAAGGCGAAGGAGGCCTATGGTCAGGCCGCCGCCTCAATGAAGGAGGCTGGCATCACCGGGATCGGTGGCGGTGCGAAGCCCTCGGACAAGCCCGGCGCCATGACGATGGAGACCGTGCAGGGCGACTCGCCCGGCATGCTCGAGGTGATCGACCGCACCGTCTTCGACGACGACGACGACTACGTCGACCCGATCTCGCCCGAGGAGCGCGCCTATCTGCGCTCTGATCCCGGCACCATGGCCGAGCCTGCCTTCGGGCCTCAGTTCGCCCCCTCGGTCATCACGTCGAGGCCTCTGGGCGACAACGTGGCGCCTCTGTCGCAACTGTCGCAGGTGTCGCAGCCGTCGCAGCCGATGGGCTTCTTCGAGACCATCCGCAACATCCCGGGCGCGATCGGCCGTGATCTCAAGATGGGCTATCAGGCTGGCCTGTTCCGTGGCCGCGACACGCAGCGCGAGAACCTGATGGAGGCTGGCTACACGCCGGCCGAGATCAACGACTACTTCGCCCGCACCGACGCCACGCTCGCCCGCAATGCGGCCGAGGCTGCGATGCGCGGCAACCGCGACGACGCGACGATGCCGACTAACTACGCGGATCTCGCCCGGGCCTTCGCGCAGGAGTACAACGTCACGGGGCGCAACCGCACGCAGCTCATGCCGCTGCTCGAGACGTTCCTGCGCTCTCGCGGCATCCTCGACCCCTCGACCTACAGCGAGAACATCTTCAACACGCTGTCCATCCCGATGCAGGAGGGCGGCTCGGTCGATCTGGAGCGGCTGCTTGAGCGGTACGGGCCTCGAGGCGCTGACGCCAGCCGTGATCGCCCGATCGAGCAGGACGGCATGGTCTACGACGAGTGGGCCAGACGCTTCATCACGCCAGAGCAGAGGCTGTCCCAGCTGCGCGAATTCCAGCGCGAAATGCCTCGTGACTACGAGGACTACCTCGCCGCCGGTTTCCGCCAGCCTGAATTGACGGCGGCCAACATCACCCGCCCTCTGCCGCCCTATAGGGCGCGCAACTACATGACGCCCGAGCAAGCCGCCGAGATCGGCTTCGGCACGCTGGAGGCGTATGAGCCGACCCTTCGCGAGAAGCACACCTACGCGCTCGAAGAGGGGCTCCAGAAGCTCGGCGCCTCGCGCTCTCTGGCCCGGGATCTCGCCGAGGGGGCTCTCGGCAACCCTGAATCGACCAGCGATCTCGGCATCGGCCTCGCCGACTTCACGCCCCTGTCGCTCATCTACGGCGGGCAGGAAGGCGCCCGAACCTTCGAGCGCGGCATCAACGCTGGCGATCCTCTGACTGCGGGCCTCGGTGCGGCAGAGGTCGGCCTGTCTGCGCTTGAGGCGTTCCCGCTCACGGCGGCTGGCGGCCGCGCTCTTAAGCGGGCTTTGCCGACTGCGGAAGACGCGCTCAACCGCATGCTCGAGTCCTACGACCCCAACGTGCTGGGCTCGAACCTCGGCAACATCGGCGGGGGTGGTCGTCGGCCGCCGCGCAGACCAGAGGGCCCTGAAGGCCCAGAGGGTGAGCTGCCCGCCGCGCCTCGTGAGGCTGTCGTCGGCAGCAGCGTTGCCTACCGCAACCCGACTGAGCAGAGAGAGCAGGCTCGCCAGCAAATTCAGGCGCTCGTCGATGCGCGCGCGCCCGATG